GGCCGCGTCCGTCTCAGCCTTGGAATAGGCCCCCGCCTGCGCCGCCGTCACCCCGTGGGGGTTGTCCGCGCGGTCTGTGTGCGCTTTTACAAGGTCCCGCAGTCCGTTCAGCACCGCCTGCAGCTTTCCCGCCGGTGCCACCGTCACCCCCTCGGGCGCCGCGGCGCCGATGTCGGCGGCCGCCGTTTCGGCCTCCAGCGCGTCGCACAGTCCGTTGTGCTTGTCCTTCACCTCGCTGTCCGTGCGCGCGTCGAACTGCTTTTTCAGCCATTCCGCCCGGTTCTCTATCTTGTCCGGCAGGGCGGCAATGCTTGCCGCGTATTCTGTGATTTTGTGTTCCTGAAAGCTCATTTTTTCACAAGCCCTCCCACTTTGAAATTGATTTGTATTGCCAGCAGGCCGAACGGCTCATTGGGACGGGCATTTTCCACCTTCAGCTGAAACGTCTGTATTTTCTTTGCCTTCTTCCGCATCGGCACCACCACCGGCCCGTCCAGGCTGTTGAACGTAAACCGGTTGAAGTCGATGTCGTTCCAGTCGAAAATATCAATGTTGTAGCTGCGTCCCAGCCGTTCATAGTCCTTGTTGGTGATGAAATACATCTCGCCGCCGCTTCGGCTGTACGGCTTTCCCACCACCCACACGTTCGTGACGGTTTTCACGTTGGACCATGTGCCCAGGTTCATCAGAGGCGTACACCAGTATGCCGTCACCGGCTGGCCTCCGTCGTTGTACTGCCCGGCCAGCGTCCCCGGCCAGAACTCCCGCACCTCACCGCCCGCGGTCCCAAACCGCAGCGCACCGGCTTCCACCCAAACGCAGGTGGCCGGAATGCCCGGCCAGTAATAGCTTTCATATTGATAGGTCGAATACGGGTTTTTGCTCTCGTAGCTCTTTTGCGCGCCGTCCAGCAGGTACAGCGTCCCGTTCACGGCCAGAACATAGAAGCGTCCCCACACCGTTGCGCACGCCTTTTCCAGCGCCTGTTCCCTTGTCAGTGCTGCGCCGATGTACCAGCTTCGCTCCTGTGCATACCGTTCCCCGGTCACGTCGCTGGGTGTCAGCGCATACACGCCGCGCGCCGTTAAAAACAGCGGTTCACTGTTCAAAGACGCAAAGCTGCGCGTCGCCACGGCCCCGTCGCCCTGTATCACATTGGTGATCTTAAACACGGCAAAGCCGTCGCTGTCCAGCTCGCCCTTGCGCACAAAGGCGTTCCGGCCGTTTTCCTCGCCCTGTTTATGCGTCACAAGCGTGTCGGCCAGTACGCTGTATCCCATGATCGGGCTGCTTTCCTGCCCGAGGATACTGTAAGAAACATCCCCAAAATACGCGGGGTCGCTCCACTCGCTCCAGTAGTCCACGTTCGGCTCGTCCGGGCTGCCTGCCGCGAAAACACGGTCCAGCGCTCCGGAAACGCCGTATAAAATACAAAACCGGCATTTGTTGATGGTGTCGGCCCTGTCCGCCACCTCGTAAGTGATCTGCACGTTGTCCTCGCCGTCCACCGGGCTTTTCCCCGGCGCGGTCTTAAACGTCACCTTGCCCAGCGGCCGGTCCACGGTGAAGTCCGTGCCTTCTGCCTTCGCCGCCCAGCTTCCGTCCGCCTGCAGCACCTGCGCCGTCACAGCCGTGTCCGTCAGCGCGTTAAAGCTCAAATAATACACGGTTTCCGCTTTGGTTTCCTCGGTGCCTCGGTAGCTGTCCGTCCGCTTGCCCGTCAAAAGGTTCACGGGTAAATAGCTGGTTGCCCCGCTTTTTCCGTTCGGCGCCTTCGCAATGGTGATTTTCGGCACCGTCGCAACAGCGCTGGCAGGCTGTACCGTTTCCCCGTCATACACAAGGTACGTCTTGCCGTCCAGCAGCCACAGCTTTTCATTCAGCTGCACGCCGCTGCTTTCCCGGTCGGCCATCTCGGCGTAAACCGCGGCCGCCGTTTCCGCGCCGTCCTCTCCCACCGTCACCTTGTACAGCGTTGTTCCCGCATGCACAAGGCGGTGCGCCGTGCCGTTTTTCACAAGCGTATAAGCTCCATGCACCTCGCCCTCCAGCGTCAGCACCGCGTGCCAGCCCGGACGCTTCACCGGGAAGCCGTCCGCGCTCGGCATCATATTGGGCGCGGCTGGGCTGCGCGTCGCCGCTACGTTCGTCACGCTGCTGCTCAAATCCACACCCCGGAACTTTTCCAGCGTCACGGCACGGGTGGAAACCTCCGGGATGCTCTCATTTTCAACGATGCGCTTAGGCATAAACATCCACCACCGTTTCGGCCTCTCCGCGCACCGCCTCCTCCAGCGCGGCAATGTACAAATCCCGGAACTTTTTCACACGGTAATTGTCGTCCGCGTCCCGGTATACATCGCTTGCCAGGCCGTAGGGCAGAGCGATCCGCGTCAGCGCGTCGTGGTACGGTATTTCCCTGTTCATTGTCTCGCCGCTTACGCGCGGGGCCTCCTCAAGCTCCGCCTGCCCGTCCATGCGCCGCAGTGTGTTTTCCGTTTCCAGGCATTCGGCAAGCAGCACGTTCAGCCACGCCGGCGCAAAGCCTATAATATCCTCGCTGTCCTCCACGGTCTGCGAAATGTAGCTGCACGCCGTGGTGAATATCTCCATTGCAGTCAAGTGCAAAACACGCTCCTTTCAGAAAAGGCCCCGCGCTTGCGAGGCCTCTCTCTGTTTTCTCTCCTGTCAGGACGTCAGCTCCTGCGTGGCCACGGGCGACGGGAATGCGCCGTCCTTCACCTGGTACGCCTTCACCACAACGCCCTTGCCGCCCGTGGGCGCGGTGCCCGCTTTGGCCGTCAGGCTGTAGCGCGGGTCGGTACCGTCCGTGGTGTAGTATGCCGTCGCGCCTTCTGCAGCAGTAATCGCGCCGCCCGCCTTGGCGATCGTCGGTGCGGCCAGCACCGTAACGCTTCCGCCCGTGGTAACGTCCACATACACGCCGTCCGCCTTGTGCCCGTACACAAACAAATCATAGTAGAAGCGGCCCTCCACCAGATTGCCGGAAATGCCCGGCGGGTCAATGTGCGTCTTGCAGTCGTGGATTTTCTCCGGCGCAGTCGCCGCGCGCTTGTGCAGCAGAATGAAATTCACGCCTGCGGACAAATAATCCTCCGGCACCTCCACAACCGGCGCGCCGAACAGCTCGCCCACCTGGCCCTGCGCCACGGCCTTCGTTCCCAGCTTTTCCAGGTTCTTGAATTGGTCGCATTCCACCAGCGCGGTGAATACGTCGCTGCGCACATACCAGGTGCGGCCCTTCAGCGGCACCTTTCTGTCCAGCATCCACTTGCGCGCCGCGCTCATGCGCTTGATCACGTTCGTGCCGCTCACAGCGTCCGCGCTGCCCACAATTTTGCCCGCCAGCGTGCACAAACGGCCAAAGCAGTATTTGTCATACGCCGGGATAACTTCCTCGCTCATTTCCACGCCCAGGAATTTGCCCGCTTTGTTGATGCTCTGGTCCATGTTGTTGCCTTTGTCGATCACGCCCGAAAAGCTCTTGTCCTGCGTCATCGTCAGCTCCTGCACCGTGTCGCCTACTTCGGCCGGCTCGCCGTAGCGGTTTGCGGATGCGCCGCGGTTGTAGTCGTTCAACGGCACCGTGTTGATGTTGTGGATGCGCACCGTGCGCGCGCCCACAAACTCGTTTTCCGCCGAAAGCCGCCCTTTCAAAAGGCTGGCGATGGTGAACGCCTGGTCTATCTTTTTGCTGTACTTTGTATCAAGGTTTACAGTCTGGCTCATAGTTCAATCTTCCTTCCCTTAAAAATCGAAGCCCGCGTCAAATCCGGCTTCAAAATCGTCTTTTCTCTCTTTGCCTCCCAAGCCGCCCGCGCTGCCCGGCGCTGTCTGCCTGTTCTTCTGCGCGGCGTCCTTCGCCGCAAGCTGTGCGCGCATCTGCGCCAGCTCAAAGGCCCGCATCGCCGCAAGCGGTGTTTCCCCGGCCGCCACGCGCTGCGCCACCTCGGGCGGCAGCTCCTTCGTGCCGGGATACTCCTGCAGCAGTTCCATCCAGGGGGACAGCTTTTCCCGCTGCTCCTGCTGTGCCCGCTGCTGCGCGGCCAGCGGCGCGATGCTGCGCCGTTCGCGGTCCAGCCGCAGGCGTTCGGCCACAAGGTCCTTTGCGGCCGGTTCCGGCACGCCCTGCGCAACCAGCTGCGCCACGGCCTGCTGCTCAAAGCCCTGGTTTGCAAATTGCAGATACTGCTCCACCGTCATGCCGTTGGCCGCGGCGTACCGCTCCACCAGCTGCACGGCGGGCGCGCTCTGCTGCGCCTGCTCCAGCCTCGTGCGCACGTTGTCGTAATCCAGGCCCTTTTGGGCAGCCGCCACAAGCTCGGAAACGGTCATTTCCTGCTCCTGGCCGTAGAACTTCACCTTGTACTTCGGCTCCGCCCCCGGCTGCTCCTGCCGGCCCGGCTGTGCGTCCGCGCAGGTTCCTTCGGCTGGGTCGGCCTCCGGCTCCTGCGCTTGTGCTGCGCCCTCCTGTCCTTCCGTTTCCTGCGGCTCCGCGGTCACTTCGCCGCCGTCCATGTCAAACAGGCCGTCAAAATCTGCGCTTTCCGCGCTGGCGTCTGTCCCGGTCAGGACGTCCGCCGCCATGTTTTCATCCATTGCTTTTCCTCCCCGGGCTTGGTCGGCCCGTGTTATGCAAACGGCCCTTGTCGGGCTTAAATCGCCCTCCATTTCGCCTGCGGCGAAACCGGGCTGCCGGTTATTGCCCCCGCCGGGGGCAACATTTTCTCACCCCCCAACCTCGCTTTGCTCTCTTGTGGCCCCGGCTCGAAAACCCCGGCCCCCGTCGGCCGTTTATGCCTTTTCTTCTGGTTCGCTCTGCGGCTGTGCCAGTGTTTCCACGGCGCAGTCCTGCCCGAACAGCCTGCACCGTCGGTTCGGGCACAGGTAAGTAACCTCCACACCGCCCGGCGCGTCCTCCTTCACATGGCAGACACGCCCATCCGCGCCGCATTCGGGACATTTCATCCTAACGTCACCCCGCTTCCCGCTGTTGGCGCTCCCGCCGCCTGCACAGCGGCCATCTGCGCGGCCTCCATCTCCTGTTGGCGCTTTTTCAGCGCGTCAATCAGCTCCTGCCGCCCCGGGATATAGCCGCGCGGCATATTTTCCAGGTACGTCACCGCGTCGGAAAGCACTCCTTTGGCAAACAGGTTGTCCAGCGTCTGCACCTGCATAAGCTCGCTCCAGTACGTGGCCGCGCCAACCTCCACATTCAGCCGCAGGTTCATGCCCTTCAACTGCAAAAAATTGAACGGCACCGTTTCATAAGCATCTTCCCTTGCCGGGCTTAAATCGCCCTCCATTTTGCTGCGCAAAACCGGAATGCCGCTTGCAGTCCCCGGCGCCGCCTGCTGAAGCATTGCCCCGGCCATACCGGGCGCGCCGCCCGCTGCCTGCGGCAGCATCCCGGCGCCCATGCTGTCCGGCAGCGCAGGCACGGCGTCCGCCTCCGCCTCTGGCGCCTTCATCCGTACCATCCGCACGCCGTAGTTCTGCGCCATCATGTCCATCCAGATGCGCACGCTGTCCTCCACAAAACAGTAAAAGTCCTGTCGCTGCAGCTCCAGCGGCATGCTTGTCGCTTTCTGCACGGCGATAATGGCGGACGTGTTGTCCGGCGTCACATTGCCCAGCGCCGCGTCGGATGCGCCCATGGTGTCCCGCGTGTATTCGATCACCTTGTCGATCATCACCAGCACCTGCGCCGACATGTCCGGCGCACGAAACCCCGTTGCCACCGCCACGTTCGGATCTCCGTTCACGCCAATGGCCTCGCCCACCCGGTTGTTCCATTTCCGGCCTGCCATCAGGTTGCGGTTGTATATCACCTTCGGGAACGCAAGCTGCTTCACATGCTGCATGGCCATGGCAAACAGCTTGTTCACAAAGATCTGGTTTGGTATCATCCCGGTAATAGCCGCCTGCCCGTGGTATTGGTTTTTCACCTTTTCCCAGGGCATAAAGGCGATGGGATACCGCGAATAGCCCGTATCGGTCGGTCCGCGCACCACGGCGCCGGCCGTCATTTCACAGAACCACACGGTTTTCCGGCCATTCCTGCCTTTTTCCTTCCAGTACCGCCGCACCACCGTGACCTTGCCCTCCTCCGGTGCGTCCCCGTGCTTATAGGTGTCCTCGTCGGGCTGTATTGCATCCGCGTCGCCGCCGTTCTCCCGCGCGGTCCTCCGCACCTCCTCCACCAGCCGCCGGAAATTCAGCAGGATATACGGCTGGCGCTGCACGTCTCCGCTTTGCGGGTTGCCGAAATGCACGTTCGTGTTCTCGATGATTTCCGCCTCAATGTGTCCGGGCGTGGGTGTTAAGCGAAAGGCTTCCGCTGTGCCCGCCGCGCCCTGCATGTCGTCCTCCGGGTCGAAATAAAAGTGCATGCAGCCGTCCCCGTCCACGGCAGAATTGCGTATCACCTCGCGCGCCTTGCGTTTGAACCCGCACCCCTCCATGATCTGGTCGAACTGTACGCCCAGCATATCCAGCACGGGCTTCATGGCGCTGCTTTCATCGAAATCCGTAACAGATATGCCGATATCGTCGCTCATCACCGACGAAATAAAGAACTTCACCACCCGGCACAGCATGTTCATCACGGGATGGTCCAGATTCGGCGCGTTCACGCCGCGCCACTGGTTTCCGATATAGAAATCCTCGTTCTGCTCCACGGTCTCGTAAAGCTCAATCGCGTTGTTGAAGTTCTGCGCCCTTGTAAACTCCTGCCAAACACGCTGCGGCGTCATTTCCTCCCGCATCATTCGTCACCTCGTGCCGTCTGGTCGCTGCCGTCGTAGGCCAGCATGTTTTCAAACTGACGCTGCATGCTGCGCTCGTATTCCTCCTGCCTGCGCAGATCCTCCGCGCGTGCCGTTTCCGCATCTTCCAGCTTTCGCACCCTCTCACACAGCGCGTCGAAGTCTTTTTTGCTTATAAACACGTCAACCACTCCAATCCAAAAAATCAGCGTCTCCGCCGTCCCCGCCCCATTCCTCCGCGTATGCGCCGTTTCCGCTTTCCTCCGGCAAACAGCTTTGCTGCCCGCGTATCGCGTGTGCAATGGCAAGCCCCATCACAAGGTCGTCATGCTCGCCCTGCATCGCCTCCGGCCTGCCGCGTTCGTTTTTTACGAAAACCAGCATTTCCCGGATGGTGTCCGCGTCCCGCAGCTCCTCGGGATGCTCCCGGGCGTACCGCACAAGCTCCGCAATCGCAAGCGGGCGGCTTTTCGGGTCAGTGCGGAAGCCGTACCGCCGTTCCAGCCGCTGCGTGTAGCTGTCCGTCACTTCTCTGGCGTACTGCCGCGGGTATCCCAGCCGCGTGCATTCCTTGATGGGGAACGTGGAAAAATTCGCCTCGATGCCCAGCAGTGCCGTGTTATAAAAATATCCCAGGCACATCATCTGCCGCGCATATTCGTCCTCGTCAAACGGCTGCTTCAGCACCGCCACCTGCCCGCCCGTGGTGTTGTCCAGAACCTGCCCGGTGAAATTGTCGCTCCCGTCCCCGGCCGTGTCGCCGCCCAGCACATAGGGCTTGCCCGGCTCCGGCTCCCGGTAGATCAGCACAGGCCCCGCCTTGTCGTCCACAGCGCCCACCAGCGTCAAAAGCCCTCCGCGCTCGGCGTATTCAAACCGCACCCGGCGCAGCGGAGGCTCCAGCGCCTGCAGCCGCGCCATCAACGCCGCTTTGTCGAATATGCAGGAGCCTGTACTCAAAAACGCTTCCTCCGGGCATGCGGGATATTCCTGCCGGAAAAGCTCAACGTCTCCGCCGCAGTTGTTTTCAATGGCCCAGCGTCTCCACGCAAGCTGCTCCTGGTCCAACCCGTACAACGCGGCCAGCCTTTCTTCCTCCGGCGTAAGCATAAAGCCGTCCCCGCACGGCCTTCTGTATTCCGGCAGCTCCCACCACGCGCAGAACACGGGTACAAAATCATTCCGTTCCGCCACAGACGCGTCCCAAAGGTCCTTGAAAAAATCAAATCCGTTTGCTGTGCTTTCCACAATCACCATGGTTTCCGGTTTGTCTGGCACGGCCTGCATCAGTCCGGTGAAGGTCCCCAGCTTATCCCCGGGCCAGAACGCAACCTCGGAAAGGTGCAGGTTCTGGAAGGTTTCCGAGCGCCCCACGCCCTTGCCGCCCGCCGTCATTACACGGATAGAGCTGTTCAGCCCATGCCCTTCCGCATCGTTGAAAACAAGCTCCCGCGCGTTCAGCGCCCGCCGCTGCGGCTGCATCGGCTCCGGCAGGCGCTCATAAAACAGCTTTGTCATGCGGTACAGGTTGTTTGTTGCGTCCTCGTCGTGCGCCACAATACCGCTGCGCACGTTTTTCCGCGTCGCCGTCCGCTTGAATATCATTGCCTCGGTCAGCGTGGAAAAGCCCATCTGCCGCGCCTTCAGAACAATGGCGCGCAGAGGTTTCCCCGCACGGGCCTGCGCCGCCAGCGCGGCATACAGCTTTTGCTGCGGTGCGTTCAGCCGCAGCGGCACCACCTCGGCGCTTTTGGTGCGTATCTGCAAAAACTGTTCGATGTACTTTTTTGTGTTGATCGCCATTTACCATTCGTCTCCCGCCAGCTGGTCCAGATAATCTTCATACCGTTTCCCGCCTGCCTGCGCCGCGCCCTGCTCGCCCGCGCCCTTTGCGGATACGCTGGTAAGCGTCCGCGTCATATTCGCCAGCGCAAAATCCCCGGGGATGATGCGGCCGCGCTGCTGCCGCTCGTCCCGCAGCCGTTCCTCCAGCTCCCTGCCCAGCTTCGTGCGCTGGCGCTGTTCGTCCACCGCCGTGTCGCCCCACAGCACAAGGCCCTCGCTCTTTTCGCTGCCCAGCAGAATGCGGTCTATCTCGTCGCAGCGCTGCATGTTCCGCTGCCCTGCTTCCAGCCTGTGGACGATCAGCGCCGTGCCAAGCCTTGCGCCCTGTGCCGCCTTCAACGCGATCTGCTTCACCTGCTCGTCCCGTGCCTGCGCCCACAGGCTCTTTTCGCCCTCCGGCCCCAGCTTTTCCGCTTTGGCCTTCCAGGTGCGCAGCGTGCTTTCCGGCACCCCGTGCTTCTTTGCCACGTCCGAAAGGTTGTCCACCACAAGCAGGTCGCACATGCAGGCCGTGCGCACGGCTTCGCTGTACTTTTTGCCGCGCTGCTTCCCCGGCACGCTGTTTTTGCGGTATTTCACGCTGTCACCTCCGCCCCTTTTCCTCCTTCTGCATACCATTTTTCCATTTTTGTGCAGGCTTGACCATACCAGACATTTTCAAAACAAAAAATGGCCGAAAGCCCTTGAAAATCAACGGTTTTCAGCCATTTCGCCCTGCATTTGAATGCAAATTTTATCTATAAAAGCCCTTTCTGCGCAGCATGGAATGCAACGGTGTCCAGGACGTCCTTTTTCCACGCATAATAGGTATTCCGGCTCGCGTTTATAAAATCCATAACGCTTTCCTCCGTCAGCCCGTCAAAATACCGCAGCACCAAAAGGCGGGCCTTCATCGGCTCGCCTCCGGTTTCATATTCTTCCAGCGTCTCGCGCACCGCGTCGCACCACGCCCGCGCCTCGCGGTCCTGCCGCCGCTGGAGCCTCCGGTACTGCCGCAGATGGTTTTCCACGGTCAAGAGCACAGCCCGCTTCACAGCGTCCCTCACTGTGAAGCCTTGACGATCTCGATCAGGCTGTCAAATCCCTGCACGCCGCGAAAGCGTTCACTGTCCGCGGCCGCGTCCTCCGCTTCCTCCAGCTCCCGTTTTGGAAGCGCAACACGGATGCGCCCGGTCAGCACGCGGTATTCAAAAAGCTTCGCCTGCCGCCGCGTCAGGGGCTTGTCCTTTTCAATGCCCTCAAACCGCTTGAAATCCGCGATTGCCGCGCGGAAATACGGGTGCGTAAGGTCCAGCATCGGGTCTGTGCTGCACGTCGCCCGCTTTGTCTCCGGCCGCCTTCCTCCGTTGCCCCGGTATGCGTCCGGCACATGATACTTGTATGTACGCGCCACGTTCGTTTGCTCCTTTCCTGTAATGCTTAATTTATCTGTAATTCGGGAATGTTTAAAATCAAGATTTGCGAAGTTTCGCAAAAACCGCGCTTTTTCTTCGCGGGACCGTCCTGCGCAGTTTCAGGTATATGCTCCATTCCTTTGTCACATCGTTTTGTATGGGCGTTATGTCGTTGATCTCCCAGCCCTGATACTTCCGCCGCCAAAATTCCGAATCGAACACCGCGCCGCTTGTCACCAGCCGTTCCAGCTGCCTCCGTGTGTATTTCCCGTCGTTCGGCCGTGGCCGCTGCGGCTTTTCAAGGCCCCGGCTCTGCCGCCAGCGGCGTTTCCGGTTTGTGTATTTTGTCAGGTAGTTCGCCAGCCGCTCCAGGCTCTCCCGGTCAAATTGCAGCCGGTCCGCATTGGTAATGCCCAGCCGCTCTTTATCTTTCCCCCTGTACCACAGCCTCTCCAGCTCGTCGCGGGAAAGCCCGCAGCTCAGTACCACATGATGGTGGACCCGCACCGCTGGAAGGCCGTCGCCTTCTTCCCGCCACTCCGTCACGGCTATAAAACGCGGCGCAGGCAAGCCCCGCTTTCTGCTTTGGCTTCTCACCCGGCGCAAAAACAACTCCAAATCATGGTCCGCCTGTTCGATACTGTCCGGCAGGTGCGCGTCGTCATACGTTCCCGTCCAATGGATGTCACTCTCCGTAAAATTCGCATTCAGCAGCTGGATGAAATACCGCCTTGCATTCCTGGCGTTCAGGTTCTGTTGGATGCGGCTGCTTGCCTGCCGTCTCTTTGCCGAAAGGCTGGCGCCCTTCTCCCTCTCCGAGATTGGGTACAGGTCTATCTCCATGTAGTTGTCCCCACACACGTGCCGCTGTTCCCGCACAAACCTGCACCGCCTTCCCATCTTCTTTTCTCCTCTCTGCGTCCTTAACTTAATACTCCATACAAGCCCTTTCGCGGCCCCATGGCCGCGTGTGTACGGAAGTGTCCGCGGCAAAAAAATGCCGCGGACGGTATCCTTTTTATATCTCTTTTATGTACTCATCCCGGCGCTTGTCGGGCTTAAATCGCCCTCCATTTCGCCTGCGGCGAAACCGCGCGTTCGGTCACTGGCCCCACAGGGGCCAGCGTGCTCGCTACCCCAAACTCATTTCTTCGTTTGTGGGCCCCTCGCTCGCATCCCGAAAAGCCACATACCGGCCGTAACTCACCGGATCCAGCCCCATTTGCCGGCGCTTGGCATTGAACTGCTCCAGCTCCCTTAACAGCTCGTTCATCGAAAGGCTGCGCGCAGGCGCCAGCTTGTGCATTGCCTCCTGCGCCTTTCTTTGTTCTTCCTTTTTATGGTAGGTTTTCCGTTGTGACGCGCGCCGCCGTTCGGCCCGGCACACGTCGCAGTATTTCGGCTTGCACCCCGGCCCTTTTCTCTCAATCTCCGTTCCGCAGATTTTACACTTTTCCGTTTTCATCGCCCATCCCTCCCCGCGGCAAGGCAGGCCAGCGTGGCCACAACCGCCAGTGCGACGGCCAAGACCGCCAGATTTATCAAGATTTGCATGGGACATCCTCCCTTTCCTTCAGCGCGGCCTCGGCGGCTTCGCGTGGGAATTGCGTTTTGCAGGAATAGCAATAGTAATACTGCCAATCAATTCTGGGGAAAAGCCGCATCTTTCCACACTTTGGACATTTCAGCGCTTTGGGATCTGTTTTGACACGTCCCTCCCTGTCCGCCTGCGCCAGTTCGAGGAGGCGGTCAGGTGACATGCCAAGTATCTGCCCAGCTAATTTTAGTGTGGCGTCCTCGTTAAACGCCTTTTTCATATCCTCCGGCTCAAGTCTGGTTTCTTCATAGGCGGCAAGGCGGTTAACCGCCGCATGAATCACCGCGCAGCCGTGCACGCTGCATCCGTGCTCGAATCCGCATCCGAGGCACGCCTCCGGACGTCGCTCAATCGCCAATGCGCGTAGTTGTCTTTCAAATTCGTGTTCCATTGTGTGCCTCCAATTTCATTTTTTTCGGTCGGCTTTCGATATCCCATAGCCCTTGCTGCTCGCCAAGAGGCGGCACGGTCATTCCCCCCTCGCCAGCTCCGCCGCCTGTCCCAGCAGCTGCGCCATTGCGCTGCCCAGCTTGTCCGCTTTGTCTGTATTCCCCTTGCCCCGCATGCTGTTCAGCAGTCCCAGCGCTGTGTTCATGTCCCGCTGTATGCCCTCAAACAACAGGCTGAAGCGCAAGGTATCCTGGTCCCCTGCAATCTCCAGACGCTTTTCCAGCTCATGCGCCCGTTCCTCCGCCTGCTTTGCGGCGTTCTCCAATTCCACCCGCTCCTGCTCCGCCTGTGCCTTCGCCCGGGCGGCTGCGGCGTCCTCCGCTTTTTTCACCGCATCGGCCTGCGCTTTTTCAGCAGCCTTTTTTGCTTTTTCCCGCTCGTCCGCCCGGGCGGCGCGCACAGCCTCGGCCTTTTCAGCTTCGGCCAGCTTCTGTGCCTCGGCCCGGGCGGCCATCGCCGCTTGTGCACGCACCGCGTCAAGGTCAACGCACTGCTCTGCGTCCCCGCCTTCCTCCGCGCATGTCTCCACAGGATCCTGCCTCAGCTTTTCCAGAAGTTCATCCTTTTCCCGGCTTTCCGCCTGCAGCCGCGCAACCTCTTTTTTCAAAAAGGTCTCGCTGTTCTCCGCGTCGGCTTTTTCCGTTTCCAGCATGCTGATCTGCTGCGCAAGCCCGTTTTTTTCCGATATCAGCGCCTTTATTTCCTCCACCGTCATGCCCGCAAGGTCGTTTTCCCCGGCAAATTCCGCCCTGTCCGGGGCGGATACCTGGGTCAGAAGCAGCAGCTTCGTTACGCCCAGCCCCGCGTTCTGCTCCAGCAGCTGGGGCGATAACCGTTCATATACCTGAATGTAGTTGTAAGCCTGCCGCCACTTGATGCCAACGGCCTGCTCCGCATAATCCTCGAACCGCGCAAACCCCAGTGCCGAATACAGCTTGCGGTCGCGCATTTCCTTCAGCTGCCTGCAAAACTCCACCATTGCCGTTGCCGCCGCCCGCATATTCGCCATAATATCGCTGTGCAGCTGCATGGCCTGCCCGCGCTCGTCGGGCTTAATTCGCCCTCCGTTTTGCTGCGCAAAATCGCGCTGGCCGGTTACCGGCCCCACAGGGGCCGCTATTTTGCCGTTCCCGTCACGGCTGCGCCGCGCCGGAGCCCCGCCGTCAAAACCCCCGCGCTCGTCGGGCTTAATTCGCCCTCCGTTTTGCTGCGCAAAATCGCGCTGGACGGTTACCGGCCCCACAGGGGCCGCTATTTTGCCGTCCCCGTCACGGCTGCGCCGCGCCGGGTCCCCGCCGTCAAAACCCCGGCGCTCGTCGGCGCGCTCGTCCAATGTTTTTACCTCTTGTCCTTTCATTTTCCTGTTTCCTTTCCGTCACGCGGCCTTTCCCGCCGCCTTTTTCTTTTTCATCCATACATTTTCGCGCCATTTCTCCGCCCATGCCTTTACATCCTCCGGCGGATGGCAGTTGCCTTTTCCCAAAAGCTGAATAATCTGCCCGCTTTTTATGTCCAGATTGAGCGTAAAAAACGGTACGTCCGGCTCGTCGGCGCGGCGGATAAAAAAGATCACCCGGCCCGCAAGTACATTCTGGGTATATTCGCCCACGCAATGATGCAGTGCGTGGCCCTCGTCCACAAGCTCCTGTGTGCTTTTAGCAGCCCGGATGCTGTATGCGCCCTCCTGCCAGTCCGCCCGGCGGATGCGTTTCCACATAGCTGTAAACTTTTCCGCGTTTGCCTTTTCCCGCTCTGCCTGCTGTGCGCGCTCTTTTTCCTTTTGCGCTTCCACCAACCTGTCGTGGCGTGCAAAAAGGTCATACGGCATTGCGCTGTCCCGGTCAGGGTGGTTTGCTGCCCCCGCCTGTGCGGCAAGCCGCCTGTAATCCAGCCACATGTTCAGCGTATGCCGCAGCGCTTCTTCCTCCGTTATGGCGGCATGTCCGCAGCCGTGCCGCATTTGCCGGTCCAGCTCCCGGCGTGCGGTCCGTTTCAGATACCTCCAAACCTGCGCCAGCCGTCCCGGCTCCAGCCGCTCTATTTCCTCCAGCTTCCCGCCGGACTGTAATACACGGACAATCTGCTGCAGGTCGTTCAGGCCGGGTTCATATCCGCTTCGCTTCATTGCCGCATAGATGGGCAGCCAGTCCCGCGGCCAGTCCTCTGCCCGGTAACGGTCGTATTCCGGCCGCGTCAGCCCGAGCGCGCGGTGCGGTTTTGTCTCGCCCCGTTTCAGAGTTATCCTTCCGGCGCATATCCCCAGCACCGTGTCCCAATCTTCAAAATCGCAGAAGCCTTCCATCACGGGCAGCCTCCGGCCGATCGTTGCCAGCCGCACCGGGTAAAGGCACCGCTGCTTTGCCTGGGCATAGCCGCGCAGCCTTGCATTTTCAAGCGGCGTTCCGTTCAAAGCGCCCTCCTCGGGCGCCATCAGTACAGGCACCCCGCGGAAAGGCCAATTGTCCAGCATCCTCGCCTGCGCATACCATTGGTCCAGATACGCGCGCTGGTGTCCCATGCACCACGACTGATAGCGGTTAAAGGCATAATCTCCATAGGGTCCCCAGGCGTAAATGTGGGAGGGGACCGCCGCCCAATGTTCCACGGCGTCATTGCCCACCCAATAATTCACTTCATATCCCTGCGCCACTGCTGTGTCCTTGTGGCGGTGAAACCAAAGCAGGCTGCCGTCCGCTTCATATGGCAGCTTTCCGTTTCTCTTGCGAACGGCCATACAGTGCGCGCCGCAGGCGTCGCATCCCGTCATGGTCCGGTTTTCGTATTCTCCGCGCCATTCATAACGAACGGCGCCGCACGCGCTGCAGGTGCATTTGTCCATTCGTTCCCGGATGCCGGTTAAAGGGTCTGCCTTCCATACACTTTCCATCAGCAAAACGTGCCTTGCTTCAAGTCCGCGTTCCTGCATGTACTGCTGCCATCCCTCCGGCAGCCTGTCCGAAAAAAGCTCTTCCGGTGCATATCCTCCCGCATTTCCCGCGCCGCTGGCAGTAAAAGTGCCGTCAGCGCCGCGCCGGCCATGCTCTGCAAGGAAGATCATTTCCTCCGCTCCCCGTGTGATTCCCCGGGGAATATTGAAAAACGCCTCCATGCGTTTTCCGTCTGCCCGGGATGCCCATGCAAGGGTGTGGCATCCTGCCGCTTTGAAAAGGCCCTTTGTCGTTGATGCGCCGTCCGGCCAAAAAAACACACGCCGCTTCCCCTGCCCGTCAAAAAATTCCCGTGCATACAAACCGCCGCGCGCCCACAGGTCCAGTGCCAGCACCGGCCCGTCCGCCGTTTCATGCACCTTCGCGCAGATCACGCCCGGCGCAGTGCACGGCCCCGCATATTCCCGCGGGGTCTGCCGGGGTACGTTCCCTGGTTCCCCGGCTGGCCTCGCATGCTCCTGTGCGGCGCGCATCGCCTTTGCAGGCTTTGCCGCCCGCGGAAGCGCCAGCAGGTCATCGTTCTTTATCACGGCTCTGCGCCCCCTTATAAAAAGTCTGCAAGGTTGATCGCCAGCCCCAAAGCACGCTGTTTCGTTTCTTCCGGGGCCGGTATCCCGTAAAATTTGCGGATGATCTGTTCCGCCGTGTCAGGCGGAACGCATACGCAGCTGCCGCTCTTCTTGTGCTCATCGGCCCATGCTTTGATACGCTGCTCGCAGTCCGCTATGCCCATTCCCTTTCCCTGCAGGTCATGCAGCACAAAGCCTGCCGCCTCCGGCTGCATTTTCAGCAAATCCATAAGCTGGTGCCCAACCATCACGGCCGGGCTGTATTCCGGCAGCTTCGCTTGCTGTTGCCGGATGATATCAAATGCCTGTTGCATTTCATTCATGGTCTTTTCCCTCCTTGCATTCAACTGCAATTTCCCATATCTCGATAATGCCCCGGCACTTCCGCCGTCAAAAAGTTCATCTGGCACTTCATGCAGCGTCCCGGCGTTTTATTTTCCATTTCACAGAACGCGCCGTCATTTCCCAGCAGTTCCGCGCTGCGCTCCGCCGGGCAGGCCATCCCCTGCGCCGCAAGGTCAGCGGCCCGCATGCCCTCATATTCCGGGTGCAATTCCAATATCCTTGCGTAAAAGGTCATTCTTCTTCCCTGCTTTCCGCGTAAATTTCTGCGGCAATCATCCGCCGGAACTCTGCCCAGGTCACCCGCATGTCCCGTGTACCCTCTATCATTTTGCGGTTGGAAATTTCGTCCATTGCCTGTTCGTAGGTGATGATCTTGCTGATCAGCGACGCCGTCCCGAAATATGCCTCGTCCCCCATGATCTCCCGCGCCTGAACCTCTCCCCGCAGGTCCCGCAAAAGCCTCGCCCGTTTTTCAGGCGGTACGGCCTCCGCCTCCTTGTAGTCGCTCACAGCGTCCAGCGGCACCGGATGCGCGCCGTTCCTGCTGATTTTATACAGCAGATACTTCACCTGCTGCTGAAAGCTCAAAATCTCGTCCATGCTCGTCATGCCCGCAGGGGCGCCCTTTCCGTTACCCACAACGCCGCCCCGCTTCCCCCTTGTGTTTTTTATACGCACATGGTATATTTTTAGTGGAGATAGCAATTTCCACTTCCTTTGCCTCGTCCGTGTTCCCGCACGGCCGGGGCCTTTTTGTTTCCGGGTCTTTCCCCGGGTCCAGCAGCTCCGCGCGCACACCCAGCCCCATGCCGCCCACGGCAACTCCCATCGCCAAAAGCAGCAGCGGCCAAAACGCCTGCGAGCTGTACGGCCGGCTCCCGGCCCCGTCAACAATTCCCGCGGCCAGCAGCAGCATGCCCACACAGCCCATACGCATTAAAATAGGTTTCACGTTCCAACGTCTCCTTCCTATGCAAATAACCTTGCCAGCTGCTCGCAGGTGGTAAGCCCGCGTATCCCCAGCTCGCGCAGATAGTCGGGCGAGCAGCCCATAATTTTAGCCGCCTCTTTCTGTGTATAAAGCAGCTTGTCCGGGTAAATCCGGTCCGCCCGCCCCCGGATTCGTTCCAGCGTTGGAACATACAGTTCTTTTTCTCTCGGCATACCGTAACGCCTCCTTTCCGCCCCGCTCCCTGCGGGGCATTTCTTATGCCGTCTTTTCCGGCCCGTCCGGAACGAGCAGTTCCTCAATGGAGCACCCGAACAATTTTGCCAGCTTTGGAAGCAGTTCGGCACGCGGACGGCTCTTGCCGCTTTCCCACTTTGCCACCGTTGAGCGCTCAACACCGATTTCTAAAGCCACAGCTTGTTGCGACATGTCTTTCTTTTCACGCATAGCGCGCATCATACAATCACCCCCATATGTGTGAAGTTGCTTCACGTTTCTGTTTGAATTATACGTGCATTTTCTTCACATGTCAATACATCAAGTGAAATTTCTTCACTTTTCTTGTAATGTGAATTTATTTCACATATAATGGCGGTGAGGAGTGATGATATGGAACGTTTGAAAGAGCTGCGCACAGCTCAAAAATTAACGCAGCAGCAAATGGCTGATTATCTTGGAGTAGATCGCACTACCTATGTGAAATATGAAACAGACAAGAGCGAGCCGACATTCGATACCCTCCAGAAACTTGCAGATTATTTCGGCGTTACTGTTGATTTTTTGATGGGCCGCGACACAATAGAAAAGCCCGCCGCCACGATGGACGACGAGCTGAACGAATATTTGGAAGAACTAAAAAACCGTGAAGATATGCGCATGCTTTTCAGCCTTGCAAAAGGCGCTACAAAAGAAGATGTCATGCAGGCCGTTAAAATTATAGAGGCTTTGCGCGACAAATAAAAAGAGGTGTCGTTGGTGAATAACATCTACATCCGAGGCGTTGCCCTTCCCGGTCGTGTTCGCGGGGTCACTGTAAAGGATGATGAGGACGATTACAATGTTTATATCAACACACAGCTTTGTCCCGAAACACAACGCCGCGCCGCTGCGCATGAGATAAAACATATTTATCAGAATCATTTTTACAATGATGCTCCGGTCATTATCAATGAGCTGGAAGCAAATGTATAACAATCATGGAAATCGAAAGGTGGTACGTTATGCCATACACTTTTCAAAATCTTGTCATAGACTTTTTTCTTACACTCGTTTCTTATTTGCTCCCCGCTTGCTTTGTTGTTCTTGGTATGCAAAAATCGCACAGCAAAAAATGGGTGTTCGGTGTAACTCTTGCGTGTATCCTTCCCTCCTATCTCTTGTGGGTGGTACTACACTTTGCGTCCAACGCCATCCAAAATCCTTCCCCTGCATTTATTTGGGGATGCGTTGCTTTCGCCATACTCTCTGCGCGTAACAGAGCGCTTGAAAAAAACGAGCTTTTCGCCTCCTATTGGGCAGAGCTTAAAGACAACATCGAAAAACGGGAAAGTACAGAAGAACAAGAAGAATATATTCAGTATTTTATCGACGTTAAATGCAAAGGGAAACCCGCATCCTTTGAAAGTAAGCTGTCGTCATTTATCCGCAAAATGACGGAGCAAATGCCGAAACAGCACAAAAAGGCTCGGCAGGAACAGGAAGCCCCGGTTGTTCCTTGTGCCGATGAACGCGAACCCGCACCGGAACCGCTTGACGAATCCCGATCGGTCGAAAATTCCATTCCGGCCACCAATATCCCCATTTCCCCAAATCCTGAAAACGGCGCGCAAGCTCCCGAACGCCTTGCCGCAACAAAAAAGCTGTTTTGCAAGCATTGTGGCGCTTCCTGTGAAAATGGCGCGTCATATTGCCCCAATTGCGGCAAGCGTGTGCGCCTCTTTTCTCGTCAGCAAAACAAAAGCCCCATAACAGGCATTTTTCTTTGCATTAGTATCGTGGTTAATATTCTTCTTTTGTCTGCTCTTGTTCCCGCACTGATAACAAACGATGAATTAGAGCAAAGGTACGAAACAATGTCGCAAACTATTACTTCGCTACATGGTGACATAGATTCGCTGAAATCTTCATTAAAATCCAAGCAAACAGAATTGAACGGTATTAAAAGTGGTATTGCCTTTATTGTCGATACATACGGTGATGTTTATCATACATATGACTGTCACTTTATTCGAGACAGCAACCACTATTGGGCTTGTGGCGTGAGGCAGGCCGTAAACATGGGTTATCGCCCGTGCGAAGTTTGTCATTAAAATAAAAATCCCGGCAGTACTGCCATACCGCCGAGACTATCTCAGCGCTCAAAAAACGAATGTTAAAGTGTGACGGAGGTATCATACTATGAACGGATTGCTGAAAAGAAAGGACAAAAAGCAGGAATCCCCAAACGAAATCCCCACCCCACAGGCACAGCCCGCTCCACCGCCGCCCCCACCAGATCCCTTTATCGAAAAGATCGTACAGTTCCGCCAAAAAATAACAGATCGCATCCCGTCCAAAAACGCGCGAATCGCATTGTTTTCGGCGCTGGCACTTCTTATCGTACTCTTTTTGGGCGCCGGTTATGGAGCGCGCTATGATTCCGGCTATAAAGCCGGCTTGGCCGCCGCATTGGAAGTATACGGCTCTTATGACGAGGGCTTCAGCGCTGGCAGCTCGGAAGGATATGCCAGCGGACATGATGCAGGCTATGAAGAAGGCCACGCCGCCGCCCTTTCGGAAGCATCGTCCGCGGCCCAGGCTACATACGACGAAGGCTATGCCGCCGGATACGATGAAGGCAAAAACGCTGGCTATGCCGAAGGTGAAAAAGCAGGCTATGAGGCCGGAGAAGCCGCGGGTGCTTCCTCTGGATACGATAAGGGCTACGCCGAGGGAAAAGCAGCAGCCGCCCCGCAAGCCAGCTATTCCAGCCAGGGCACTGGCACGCAAAATGCTGGTGAAGTCCAAACGCAGAGCGCTACGGTTTATGTGACCAACACAGGCGAAAAATACCATAGCGCGGGCTGTTCTTATCTTCGCAAAAGTCAAATCGCAATTTCTCTTTCAGACGCAAAAGCGCAGGGCTATTCCCCCTGTTCCCGCTGTAATCCTCCCCGCTGAAAGGCAATAATTTTAAAGGAGGCAGCACCATGGAATATAACGAAGAACAAGAAAAAGAGTATATCTCGCGTGAATCTCTTAATCGTCTCTGTAAAGAAGCACAGGAGCTTCGCTGGTACAAGCGTTACCGTTCCGGAGCTTCCAAGGCTTGGCTTGCTTCCTGTTATATCGGCGGATGCTTTGCCGGCATACAGATGCTGAAGCCCTGGGAAACAGCAAATGCGTCTTTCGGGCGTGCGCTTTTGGAATATGGCGCTGTAATATTAAGCGGCCTCTTGTTTGGCGCTGGTTTTTATCTTCTTTCCTATTTTGTTTACATGTTTTTCAGCAGCGATGAAGATACCGCCGAAAGTTCTCGTAAAACAAGACTCGCCATTACAATCATTTTGCTTTTGCTCATTCCCTTTTTTGTTGTTATGTTCTTTTTCATGCCGCGCGAATAAAAATATAGTGTAGTCAGTATCAGTGTATAGATCAACAAAACAAAAAAATCCCCGCAGTGCTGCAACACTGCGGGGACTATATAGAAACAGCTTGCCCGAAGGCGCGCCGCTCCGGCTTTGGTGCTCCTTTCGGCAGGCTTATCTTTCCTGTACCCGAAAGGAGATTTTTTTATGCAAACCAGCAAAACACTTGCCCGCCTGTATTGTCCCAATCCAAAGGATCCTACCGAGGGGCTGCGGCAAAAAGCAAACGGCGTGTGGGAACGCAACGAAGTAATAGACGGGAAGCGCAAAAGCTTTTCCAGCCGTGACCCCATCGAAGCATGGCGAAAACGCAGCGAGTATATCATCACCCGCGAAGAACGCAGGCAGGAAGAACAGCTTCTGGAAGAACTCGGCCCGCTCTTTGAGGACGTGGCCGAGCGTTACCGGGCACAGGTGCTGGAAATGAAGCACGGCACGCAAAAATCCTATTTGCCCGGCATAACCCGCGCGCTCGGGCAATTCAGAGGCCGCCGGATAAAGTCCATCGAACCATGGGAAATAAAGGCGTTTCTTACCGGACTCAACGGAGCGCATACCACTGTATCGAATCAAAAAACCGTGCTGAACGCGATTTTTCAGCTTTATATCGACGACCCGCAATGGCACGGGAATTACAATCCCGCAAAAATGACAACCTTGCCGCGCGGGCTGCCCCGCAGCCGCCGCCAGCCGCCCAAGGAGGACCAGGTCCAAATCGTCAAAGCCTCCCTGGGGGACCCCGAAGCATTGCCTGCCATTATCTATCTGTGCACCGGCGAACGGCGCGGAGAAGCCTGTGCCATCCAGTTGAAAGACATCGACTTCAAAAACGATATCATAAATATCACAAAAGCAGTGGAATGGATATCCAACCAGCCCCACATAACGCGCCCTAAAACAGACGCGGGCATCCGGCAGCATCCATTGCTCAACCTGTTGAAAGAAGCGCTTCTGCCCTACCGCAATTTGCCGCCGCGCACCTATATCGTGGGCATGGGTTCAAAGCCCGTCACAGCCTCCGAATACTCCCGCAGATGGGCGCGCTTTTGGCGCAAGCACGGCTATGCCCATCCCATCGAACGCACATACAAAAGAATCCGCAACGGAAAAGAATATCAATACCATCAAACAGACTGGAGCGCCGACGTCTGCGCACACCAATTTCGACACGAATATGTCTGCATGCTCTGTGAGGCTGGCGTCCCGGAGGAAATCGCAATCCAGCTTGTCGGCCACGCAAATGCAAAAATGATTCATGAAGTATATCTGCACTTAAAGCCCAGCATGATAAAAGCAGCCGGAAAATTGCTGAATGAAAAAATCACAGCCGAGCCGGTTCTGCAAAAGAAGGCATAG